GGTCTTGATATATATTCTAAAAAGAACAAATTAGGCGGTACGTCTTCCATTGAAAACTTAGTTAATCCGTGCAAAGATCCTTTAGAGCCTTTACCGTCAACAGTACCAGATATATCATAACTATCACATCCAAACGCTCCACAGTGTTCATTTCCAGGGTATTTTATATTGTTTTTTATACTGTATCTATTCTGTAGTCCAACTGGAGGAACCCAACTAACTAGAAATCTGCCGTTTTTATTAGGTACAAACATTACCCTAGTATCTTTAATCCCACCTTCCCATTGAAAATTACCCTGTGTAACTACATTAGTATTACGAAGATCTTCATTATAGTCTATTTGCTCGTATATTTTAGTCAAATTAAACAAAGATTCCTTAGCTTCATCTCTGAAAGCGTGTTTCTCTGTTCTTGGAAACTGACGATAGTATTCATTTAAACCATCTTGATCGTCCTTTAAACCATCAACTTCGTTTTCCCAATGCGATATTACACCGATGTCGATGTCTTCTCCATCAATACCTTTGATTGGTTTTTTTGGAGTGTCGAATACAGGTAGTCCATAAGAATCAATGTATCCTTCGTAGTTCCATTCCATAGGTACGAACATACTATATAGTCCTGAGCTAGTCTGACCGTTGCGGTTTCTTTTGTTGACATCCGAAGCTTCGTATAGCTTTTTAAAGTTTTCTCCACCTTTATCTAATGCGTTTGAAGTAGAACCCATCATACATTTACCGACGATTCTTCTACCTAATCTTAACGTTGTCTTCGTGACGCGCCAGTTGTTGAGGATGTTATCCGGCCTTTCCCATTTACCCGATTCATCGTGGACGAGGAGCTTGAGTTTCTCTCCATCGTACGAGTTGTCCCCTGTGTTCTTCCAGTCGATCGTGGTGTCGAGACCTGCCTGGAGATCCTCGGTTGTCTCCTTAATGGAGTTACGAGTGAGTCTCTTCGACGGGACTTTATACGATAGCTCCGTTTTGGGACGTTCCATTCCGTCCTGTATTGGTTTGAAAAAGAAAGGATAGTTGATTGAGATGGGTACCACCTTATCGGTAAACATCTTTTTCGCATCAGCTCCTGATTTACTAAGGATACCAAACCTTGCATCTCTTGATATTGTTGCCTGGTTAACGGTGTCCGATGAAGCCATGAAAGAGAAGCCTGAGCGTCTATTCTTAAGGTAGCACAGTCCGTAGCATCTTGAATCTGCCTTGCAAGCCTCCCAGAATATATAAAATAATCTGTTTGATTCTCTAAAGTCTGCGTGCCCCACATCAATTTTAGTCCACTGCAAGTACATGTAGTGAGAACCAGTAATATAAGTAGGAACACCTTTGTTATAGTACCAATAACCTTCTTCACGCCTAACGAACTCTTTGTTAATATATTCATAATGCTTTTCTTTAAACGCTATAGGTTTTTGATTCCAATCATATACTGTATTAATTCTTTTTAATTCAGCTGGATAATCTAAAACATTCCATCGTTGTTCTGTTATTTTTTTAGAGCACTTATAAACGTCTTCAGCTAAAGGCAGAGCTATCAATAGGTTTTGTATACTATATATTTCACCTATTTGCCCTGTTTTGCTAACCACAACAACGTCGTGATCTTTATCGTATCCGTATTTCCATTTTTTAAGCCTATTAAGTCTATTAACAACTTTAGGCTTTATGTGGTCTTCTACCACGTGATATAAGCTTTGTTCGTACATTACTTAGATCTTCCTTCGGCAAAACCTTTAAAAGACTCAACTTGAGTTTTTACTGGCTTTTCATTTATTATATTTTCTTCAGCTTCTATTCTAGCTAGTATTTCAAAAGCGTCAAATATTGCTAATTTTTTAGTAGCAGCAGCGTTTTTAAGTCTATCAGCTGAGATATCATCTTCTGAGTCTACGATCTTTTCTTTCGCTACTTTTATAAGTTCTTCAACTGCTATTTGCCCAGCTTGGATTATATTCAGTTTCGTTTCCTTTATTTTCATACTTAATTAAAATATCATTTGATTGCATACAATAAAGTACCTCACCGTCAATTAAGAACTCAAATTCTCTGTTCTTTTTAAATCCGACTAAATCTCCATTGTTGATTTTAAGAGCTTCTAAGGTGCTATTATTATATTTTACTATACCAACGCACTTTTTAAGCTTACTTAAGTTAGAATCATCCTTATTAACCACAGGCTTAACAAAGCAGTAGTTGTCTAGAGTTTCCCAAGAGTTATTACTCTTTTTCATATACACTTGATCTATAGAGGCAAAACACATATCATCTTTAAAAAACTTTGTGCTATTAACTGACTTACCTTTTAAATCATAGTATCTTCTAAATAGATTGTGATGAACTATAACTCTATCGCCTTTTTTTAACTTAGTTTTATAAGCTAATGGCGTGGCTATTATTTCTGCTTCTCTATTTACAAACTTATGGTCAGAGATACTAGAATTAACTATTAGCTTTTTATCACCAATAGTTATTTCATTATTATATCTTTCACCTATAGGTTTTACTATAAACTGGTGAACACTATTCATTAATATTCTAAATCGTATTCAATTGATACTGCCATGTTTTTATTGAATTTCTTCCAAGGCAAAATCTCATCACTTTTTTGTATATGTATATTATAAGATTGCTCTTCTTCTTCGAAAAGAATATGAGATATCGTATGTCCTCCATATACAGACTGACCAACCGCATAGTGCATAGCATCATTTTTATAATCAGAACCAATGCTGATTTTTCTTATAATGTGGTCCACTATTCTTCTTTTTCAATTTCAGTATATGTTCCGTCTTCAATATTTATATTGATAGCTCCGTAAACATCTTCTAATTCTTTTTTGTACTTTTCAATGTCATCTACAATTCCAGCATACTCATGTAATAAGCTATGCTTTTGAGTTTCTAAAAAGCCAATGTTAGTTAAAGATTTGTTTAAATCTTTTTGATGCTTTGTAATTACTTCTAATTGCTCGTCTGTAATTTTACTTACTTCTTTACTTTCTACTTTTTTCATTTGATTTAATTTAATTGATACTTGTTATTATTTTTATCTAATGGCTAGTAATCCTGATGTTGGACTTCCAGCTGCTCCAGTGTTAACACTAGTGCATAGCACGTCTAAAAAGGTTCCAGCTGCTACACCTACAAATTTAATTTCAGTTGAATCACTTGCTAATGTCAAAGTTATATCACCTCCAACTCCAACATATAAAGCTACTGGACGTTGAGTAAAGTTTGTACTTGGTAACTCTAAATTAGCAGTTGCTGGAGTATATGTTATTACTCCTGTTATAGCTGGATCTTGAACGCCAAAAGCTTGTGTTAAAGCTGTTGCGCTAAATATAATAGTTTTGCCTGCTGCAAAGTTAGGTCCTTTAGTTACTACAGTTATACTAGCTACTGTTCCGTCTGCAGCTGAAGTTACTTGATATAAAGCACCTGCAGTAGTTCCTAGTGCGGTTTTAGTTGCCGAACCTGTAAATGTTCCACCATCTGCATAAACAACAGCCGTTGAGCTTGCGGGTAGATTAGCTACAGTACTAGCTAAAGCTGCGCTTGCTAATACTATAGTTTCAGCTTTTAGCGTAGAAACTAAAAGAAGATCAATAGCACTTGTAGTGAAATCACTCTGATTTTTTTGATACATAATTTTTTATTTTACTTTGTCTTTTATTTTTTCGTAAGTTCGAAGACCTCCTAATCCTAGCATACCTAGAAGTACGGTCATTAAATGTTCCATTTGTAATGGCGGTGGTGCATCTGTTGTTTTAGTTATCCATATAAACAAATCTCTAATAACAAAATTATAAGCTAATGCAAATCCGCATATCCAACCTATAAATGGTCTCCAACCAGCAACGAATAAAGTTCTGTGTGAAGCTTCAGCTAAATTTATTTTAGTTTGTAGTTCTATTAGTTTTTCAGGGTCAAGTTCTTTGCCTTTAATCGCTTCTCTTATTTCCCAAGCCAAACCACCGGCAACAGATTTTCTACCTTCACCTCCTTTTAAAAGACCTAGTAGTACTTTCCACATTATGCTTTTCGAGTTTTAGTGTATGCTTCTTTTTCCCAAGGAAGATTTTTAGCACCTTCTTTCATTGAAGCTCTTGAGTATTTTTTACCTTTCCATATAACGTTATTGTCATCATAGTCTAAATCGCCTCTTTTCATTTGGTCGATATGTACCATTTCATGATCTATAACATCATCTATTTGTTCAGGATCTTTAAGCTTATTATTTAAGGTAATGCTTCCGTTGTTATTAGCTTTGCCTAATACACCATCTTCCATATCTACGTGATAAATAGGAGTATTGTCAGCGCTATAAGGCGCACCTTTCATTATAAAGCTCATAAATTATTGTTTGTAAGGAAAAACTTTATTTAAAGTTTCTTTTCTTTGTTGACAGCCACAGGGAATGTTTAATCCCTGTGATACTTTGTCAACGAAAGTTTTGATCCCGGTTGCTTCTGTAAATTTCTCTACGCTATCGCCGAAACCTTGTGATTTACTCATATTATGCAAAAGTAGCTGTTCCCCAGAACATTGGAGCTCCATTTGGAAGTGCTACTGTAGCTGCTGCTTGGTCATTACCTAGAGAGCAAGTTGTAACTACTCCACCTGGATTAGCTGTAATAGCTGAATGTACTGCGTCTTCTAAAGGATTTCTTTGTCCGTCTACAAAAGCTGGAGCAACTAAAGCTGAAGCTGATGTTGAAGGCTGAAGAGTTAATGTAGTGTAACCTGCAATAGTGTTTCTGCCTGTAAGACCGATAATTACACTTGATTGAGCTCCTGCAGCTCCTGCCGCTGTTACTGTTGTGATGTCTTCTACGTTTATCAAGATCGGTGAGATCGGGGCAGCTGGTTGAACAGCGCCTGTAAGCGTAATGTTAAATTTGATGAATTTTGCCATTGTGTTTGTTGTTTGTTGTTTGTTGTTTGTTGTTTGTTGTTTGTTGGCTAGGTTTATACAGTCCTAATCTGTTTTATTACATTTCTTTCTTATACATTCCTAACGGAGATGAATGAGAATGTTTAGACATAAACGAACCTCCGCTAGCGTGTTTAGCTATAGGATTATCACTTATTAAGTTTATTTTTTCTTGAGATGATGACTCATTGCCATAACCTTTGTTTAAGTTTAATGCCGCGGCTCCTTTAGGTTTGTTGTACATAGTTTTATTTTTTAGTGTTTTTATTAATTGCGTTTTGACGTTTTGTTTCGTATTCACTCATACTACCATCTTTGTCTAAGTCTCCTAACATTGAAGCTGGTGATTTATGATCAGCTATATTATTTTCTAAATAATGTAAACGAGCACTTGCGCTTAAGTTTTTATCATAAGCTTTATTAGCATCATACTTTTCGTCTTCTTTTCTTGAGTGTCTTGCGTTTCCGGTGTATTGACCGTAATGTCCTTTTTCCATTGTATTAGTTTTTATGTTTAATTGTTTAGCATTTCCATCTTCTTCTAGCGGCTTTACCTCTTTCGCCAGTCCAGCCTTTTGATCTAGCACAGAAAGATTTACGACGCTTAGCGTCTTTGCTTCCTGGTTTAACATCTCCAGTTACAGCAGTTTTTAACTTACTACCTGGATTTTCTTTTTTATATTTATTAACACCAGCACTAGTCATACCAGCACCTTCTTCTGTTGTTCTGAAGTTTCTACCTTTTCCTTTAGTTGTTTTTGGTACTTTTAAAAAAGGTGATCCTGGTTGTGCATATCCCATGTTATAATTATTACTTCTTTTCTTTAAGTTTTACCCATTTAGTTATTGTGTACCCGATACTTACAAGTAATAAAATAACCTTTAGGC